ACTGCACGGCCGCTTGCTGGAGCTGACGGAGCGCCTGCCCCGCCTGCTCCCGGAACCGAATGAAGCGCACGATTCCGTCATAGGTCATGTTCGCCATGACCTGCTTCGCTTGCCCCATCGCGCCCGCGAAATCGCCGGACAGCATGTCGATAAAGAAGCGAAGAGTGGGAATGGCGTATCGCCGCAGGAAAGCCGTGACGAGCTGGAGCCCCTCCGAGACGAGCATGGCCAGACCCATGACAATCGGCTTAAGGATGGGCATGAGCATATCCATCAAGACGAAGGTCAGCTTAAGGATCTCCGCCACCAGCGGCGCCACCTCGACAAGCAGGTCCCCGAAAGCAAGCGCCAATTCCGTAAGACTCGGGCCCAACTCGACCAGGAGTTCCATTAGTAGCGGAAACAGCCGTTCGGCCAGTTCACCGAAAAACGGCAGCAGCTTCGGTAGCACTTCCCGGGCGAGTGACTCAAGAATTGGCTTGAGCTGCTCACTCAAGTTCGCGACGAGTTCACGGATGAACGGGGTCATTTCCCGGAAGATGCGGCCGAGTTCCTCGAACAGCGGCGTCAATGCGGGCAGCAGCCCGGCGACAAGTTCACCGGCAAGTTCGACGATCGGGAGCAATGCGGGCATCAGCTCGGCGAACGCGTCCGCCAGTTCGGCGAGGACCGGGCCTAGTTCCTCCATGATCTGGAGGAAGGATTCACCGAGTTGATTGATCAGGTCCTCGATCGGCGGTCCCAGTTTGGCGATCACCGGGCCCAGGATTTCGAACGCCTCTTTGAGGAGTGGTCCGATATTCTTGGCGATCGTGCCCATTACGCCGGACAGGGCGCGTAGTGCTTCTTGGAATCCCTCTGTTGCGGTGGCGTCCTCAAGTGCCTGGGTGATGGTCTCCAGCACCCCGAACAGGCCGCCACCGTCTGCCGACACGCCCCGGAAAATGTTGCCGAGCGTACCGAAAACGTTGCCTGCTATCCGGCCGAGCTGCGCGAACAACGCAATGGCCTGTTCAATGGCCTTTTCCATTGCGCCGGATTGGAATGCCTTGGTGAATTTCTGGCTGAAAGAGTCCAGGGCTTTTCCGGCCGCTGCTGTGAGTCGCCCGAAAGCGGGTGCTGCGGCGGCGCCGATCTGCGTGAGCGCGGTGACGAACTGGCCGGGCGCCCGCGAAAGGTTGCGGAGGCCCGCGTTCGCCCCGGCAATGGCCGTGCCGAGCGTCCCGTTCCGGGCGAGGCTCTGCGCCGAGTGGCCGACGCCCTTGGCCATGGCGTTGAGGGAGTCGGCGGCGTCCATGACGCCTGTCCGGAGCACCGGCAGGGTGTCCTTCGCCAGCCCTTTGAGGACCTGGTCCAGGCCCATGAACAGGCGGTTCTGAACGGTCTGCTGAACCTCACGCAGCGCGGGCGCCATGGCCTTGATGCCGCGTGCGACCTTCTGCGCCTCGGGCGCGAGCTTCTTGACGGCCTCCTCGAACTCCTCGGCCTTCTCCGGGTCGAGAGCCGACGAGATAGCGTCCTCGACGCCGACCATGCCGAGCTTCAGCGCGACCGCCGCCAGCCGCATAGCGATCATTCCGGTGACGGCCACACCCGCCGCCGGCGCCAGTTGCCCGGCTGCGGCCGCCAGACCCGCCACCACCGGCACCGCCGCGCCGGCCGTCGCACCCATCCGGCCCACGGCCATCGCCACGTTGCCGATAGCCCCCGCAGCACCCCGCAGCCGGGCGAAGTCGAGCCGCTCGAACGCCCGCCGGGCCCGGCCGAACGCGTCGCCGAGCCGGTCGCCGAGGCGGCGGCCCTCCTGCGCGATGCGCTGGAACCGGGCCCGTAGCGTGCGGGACTGGGCGTCCGCCACGCTGTCGTACACGCGGACGATCCGCGTACCGGCCCGCTCCGCGTCCGTGAAACCGTCGGCGAGCGCCCGGCCCATCACTTCGGACTCGTCGACGAACCGGCCCGCGAGGTCCCGCAGCCGACCGTCGACGCCGACGCGGAAGCCCTCCATACGTAGCTGGCTGGCGGCCAAGCTGCGGTCGAAGTTCGAGCCGTCGGCCCGGATGTAGCCGACGAGCTCGCCGATGGTCATCGACATGAGAGACCCCCTCGTCAGCCGTGGAGTGCGTTGCGGATCTGGTGGGGGTCATCGACGATGCGGACCTCGTCGCCCGCGAGGCGCCAGAAAACGGCCTCCGGGGTGAGGTGCAGGACGTAGTCCCAGAACGTGCGTTCCGTCAGGCGCGGGATGTCTTCCGGGCTGATCCCGTACTCGCGGCGGAGGTCCGCGACGACCGCGCCCCAGTGCTCGTAGACCGCGGTTTCGAGGCGGCTCGGCGAGCGGCCCGGTTCTGCGGGATCGCCCGCACGGCCGCTTTTCCCGGGTCGTCGCTCGTGACGATCTCGTACGCCTCGCTGAACGACAGGTCCCGGCCGGAGCCCTGCGCCATGCCCCACATGAGGAGCGTCAGGAAGCCCATCGCACCGAGCCCCGCGTCGACGAGCTGGTCGTAGATGTCCGGGCCGAACAGCATGCCGACCAGCTCGGCCACGTCGTCCTCCGACGATGACGCGGAGAGCTGCTCCGCACGGTGCTTGAACCCGAACGGCAAGTCGGCCGGGACCGGGACCGCCACGCCCTCGACGTCGACGGTCTCCCGCTCCAGGTGCTCGCGCTTGAACGCGTCCCACGACTGGTTGGTCATGCGATCACCGCCGTGGTGCTCGCGCCGGACCGGGTGAACGTCGCCGACCACGACACCTTGTCGTTGTTGCCGCCGCCCTGGTCGCCGAGGTTGACGTGCGCGTTCCACACCTCCCAGTTGGTGTCCCCGGGGGCGTGGAAGCGCACCCGGCCGAGGGAGTCATCCCCGAGTTCCTCGGCGAGTGCCTCGACGCGAAGCTGACCGGGGTCGGCGATGTCCCGGAACCCCTCGATGGTCAAGCTTTTGCCGATCTGCATCTTCTGAGACTCGGCCTGGCCGTTGCTGCCGAAAGTGGTGATGTCGGTCGTCTCCTCCTCGTGCGACTTGGAGAACGTGTTGATCAGGTTGATCTCGACCCAGGTGTTGGGGGTTGTCGACTCGACCTCAAAGACGACGTCGCGGGCGTTGTACTTCGCCATGGGGCCCTCCTTCGGGCATGGGTGAGAGCCCGCACGCGCACGGCGCCGGGCAGAGAGGGAGAGGGTGTTACACGCGGTGTGTGGTCACTGAGCGGACCTCGGTGCGGAAGTTGCACACGTGCTCATGACGCCCGTTGCCGTCCACGCCGAGCGTGGCCGGGGCGCCCTGGATCGCTACGCAAAGCTGGAGGAACGTCCCGTCGGGCAGGGTGATCGGCCCCAGGCCGTGCAGGGCACTGCGGATGTCCGCGCACCGGTCACGAGAGACTCGCGGATCCGGGCCACCCCGAACGCGTACCTGAACCGATGGTTCGTCCCAACCGAGCTTGGAATCGGCCTCGGGCCCGCCGTAGCAGGACAGAGCCACAGCCACGTCAGGCCTGGTGGGCATGGTGTCGATGAACGTGTCCCCGCCGATGCCGTCCGGGTCGTACTCCAGCAAGCCGAGGCCCTCCAGGTGGCGAGCGAGGCCGTCGAGGAGGTCAGCCACGCAGCCACCTCCGCAGCGGAACCGCCATCAACCGAAGCACGACGTCCCGCTCCGTGTTCATCGGCTGCTCCAGGTACTTGGCCTGCCGGCCGGGCAGATGCTTCCACGTCAGCTCTTCGTGCTGCCGGCGGGCGTACACGGTGTCGAACGTGACGGCGCCATTCAGCCCGTCCCGGACCACCCGCCCGGACCGTTCGAGGGTGCCCTCATCGAGCGGCACCAGCTTCCGAGCCTCGGCGAGGACGTGTTCCAGACCGCGTTGGAGGCCCTCCTCCGCGAGGCGCTGCCCACGACTGGTCCGGAACCGCGGCACGTTGCCGGGCCGGAATCGCGTGTACTGGGTCACCTGAGCTGCACCTCCAGATGGTCAGGCACGGGCAGGCCCGCGCCGTCGTGGCGGAGCGCGGCGATCACGGTGGTCTGGTCGCCGTCCGGCAGGGTGACGCGGGACTCGGGCGCGATGGCCGGCCCGTCCAGCCGCGTGCGGAACGTGCTGGTGGACGTCACCTCGGCGCCGTCCTGGTCCCGCACCGTCCGGGTCTGCTGCTCCAGCAGTCCCCGCACCACCACCGGCGCCCCGTACCGGGGGCCGTACGCCGACGAGCCGAGATAGCTCTCTACCGTCACCTCGTGGCGCAGCAGAAACGCCGGCATCCTCACGTCCACACCACCTCGTCCAGCGCCAAACCCTCCAGGATCTCGACGGCCTCGGCGGTGAGTTCGGTGTCGTCCATGACCGGGACGGGCACCGACTCGGCCGGGCGGGAAAAGTTCAGCCCGCCCGCGCCGACGGTCGTCCACGGCCCGGCCGCCGGGTCGTCCCCGCCGGCCGCAGTCTCCCGCTTCACCCACGCCTCCACTTGGACGCACGTGGCGTCCCGGAACCCTGCGCGGATGTCACTGTCGGCCGGGTAGCCGGACGCGTCCACGGCGTACAGGGCCGCCCGCATCCGGCGGTCCACCAGCCGAGAGGCCCGCGCCAGCAGCCGAGCAGCGTTGGCCGGGGCGGTCTCGCCGGTGAACGCCTCCAACTCCGCCGGGGTGGCGTAGACGCGGGCCACCCGTCAGCCCTCCGAAGGGGCGGGCTTGGCCGTGGTGCGCTTCGGCAGCGGCGCCACTGCCGGGGCGGCCTGCGGCTGCTGCTCGGCCCCCTCCTCGGCGACCAGCTTCCACACGTCCGAAGCGGCCAGCCGCTCGTCATTCCGAGACCCGGCCACGGTCTGGACCCGCTCCACCACCTCGTGCCGCTCGTCACGGCGCTCGTACAGAGGCATCAGGCGTCTTCCTTCCGCGTGTAGCGCTCGGCCAGCTCGTCACGCGTGGCAGCCTCGGCGTCCTCGCGCGCCGTGCCCTGAGACACCGCGTAGTCCACCCACGTCGCCTTGGACGCCGACCGGGCGGGCGGCTCCGCCTTGACCTCGGTCACCGGGACCAGCCCGTCACCGTCCGGGTTGGCCATCACGGGCGGCGCGCCGATCCCGGGCGCCACCACGTACGGGCCGTGGGGGTTGGCCAGGCCGGCGTTCGACGGCGGGACGTCGCCCGGCCGCGGGTCGACCGCCGCGTCCCGCAGCGGGGCGGGCGGGGTGACGTCCTGGACGAACCGCGGGTCGGGCACGTCGGTGACGCGGGCGGCCGGCGGGGTGTCGGTGTACGTCTGCCCGTCGACCTTGTACCCGGCGCCCTGGCAGTAGGAGATGACGGCCGGATTGTCGGTCTCGGCCACTCCGTCCTCGAAGTGGACGCCGGCCGGGCCAGGCCCGGTGTACGTCGGGTCGGGGCTCTCGATGCGTGCCATGTTGGCCTCCTCAGGCGCTCTTGATGTTGCGGAAGACCCCGGCCGCCTTGGTGGCCTTGAGGACGACGGCCAAGGGGCCCATTTCGACTTCACCGGTCTTGACGGCACCGGCGCGGGCGAAATCCGGGAGCCACGTCTCGACGAGCGGGCCGTTCACGGACGCGCCGTGGAAACCGTCGAGCCCGTACCGGACCGCGTACAGGTCGCCCAGGTTGGTGATGTTGCCGCCGGCGCCGCCCGCGTCGGTGTCGCGGGTCACGAGCGGGATGACGTCGTTGTTGCTGCCCGCCTTCGTCTTCAGGTCGACGAGGTCGATCCCGTTGTAGCGGAGGATCGGGCGGCCGAACGCGTCCTCACTCTTCTCGTACTGGTCCGTCCACACGGCCAGCGACTTGAACAGCGCGAGCGTCTTCCTGTTGCCGTAGATGACGTCAGGGGTGTCGTCGAGGGTGGCCAGCCACGAGTCGATGTGCCGCATGGCGGCGAGCGCGGCGGCCTTGTCGGCGACGGTCGTCCAGTCGACGTAGCCGGTGGACACGCCGTTGGCCAGCGGCAGGTACTCGGTGGTCGTGCCGGTGAGGATCTTGGACAGGCCGTCGAACCCGTTGCTGTCGACGGCGGTGTCCCCGTTGATCACCGCGTCGGCGAACTTCGCCCGCGCGGCCTTGATCTTCTGGGACATGTTCAGCGCGACGACACCGGACGCCTGCGGCCCGAGCCGGGACACGACGCGGTCCACCTGAAACGACCCGCCCAGGGGCTTCAGGTCGACGGTGTACCGCTGCGTCGTGACCTCGGTGGGCGTGTACTCGGAGTTGATCGCTCGGAAGTCGGCGGACACCTGCGTGATCAGGCGCCGGTATCCGTAGGTGAGGGTGTCGCCGCCGGTCGGGCTGACGACGTCGTCGAACGTCATGCGGTTGAGGATGTCCGAGCTCTTGGCGAATTCGTCGATGACCTGGACGTCCACGTCGTCGGTCGCGTTGAGCTTCGCTTCCGCGAGGGTAACGGGCACAGGGTGCTCCTAGGGGTCAGCCGCCGAGCTTGGCGGCGATGGCTGCGTGCAGAGAGGTGGGGCGCTGCTGGGTGCCGGGCCCGCCGGCGAAGTCGCCCCCGCCCCGCCGCGGCGCCTGGCCCGTGCGGAGCT